GTCGCTGTCTACCAAATGGTTTGGTGCGAACAGGCCGATGACCAGCGCGGCCACGACGACCAGCACGACGCAGGCCAAGGTGATCACGGCGATGCGGATCGTGAACTCGACCGTGTCCTCGATACCGTCGCGGGTGCTCTCAAAGCGGTCCCAGAAGCTCATTAGCCGTTCCAAGGCAGCGGTGGGGTTACGACCGGCGGATTAATCTGGTCTTCGATCTGCTTGGCGACGTTGGCTTCGTAGGCAGCGACCTGTTCGGGCCCCATGGCGGTCTGCACCCACCCAATGACCTGCGCTTCGGTAAGGTCGGCGTAGGGAGTGAACGGAGCGGCGGAGTCGACGCTTACACCTTGCGAGCCATAGGCGTAGCCTTGATAGGTCTGGTCAATACCAGCAAGGGTCCAGTGGACGTTAAAGACCACATCGGTCTCGCCAGCTTCTTCGGGGTAGGCGTCCATCTGCACGACGGACCAAGTGTAGGTGACTGCCATGTTACTTTCCTTTCAGTTCCGCGACCTCGGCTCGGAGCTCTTTGATCGCTTCAATCAATACACCGACAATGTTACCGTAGGCAACCGAGAGCGTGTCGTCGTTCCCGATGCCTTGCTGCACTACCTCTGGGCAGACCTCCAGCATCTCCTGCGCAATGACGCCCACACCGCGCTGTTGGGTGTCGGTACGGGTGTAGCGAACACCGCGCATCTTGGAGACAAGATCGAGGGCGCTGTCGATGGTCTCGACATCCTTCTTCATACGGGCGTCGGAGTAAGCCGTGACGTTGCCCAGCATGGTGAGGTTGCCGCTACCGTCCATCTGGAAGCAGTTGCTGCTGGCTGACCACCCGCCGATACGGAACACGTTGTCCGTGCCGAGGCCCATGTTGATGGCGTAGGCACCGGTCCGGTGAAAGGACATAGAGGCTGCGTTGCTGGCATCGCCGCGCACCGAGAACGAGCCAGTGTCGTTGTTGGTGTTGACGTCGCTGCCGACAGTGTTCCGCCCAACGAGAAGGGCACCATTCATCACCATCGTGCCGCCAGCCTCGATGTACATTCGGGTGGTGCTGCTGGTCTGGAAGAACATCGGAGCCGCGTCTTGCGTGGTGATGTACATGTCCCCGGTGCCCCGGTGGACAAGCTGTGAGGTCGTGTTCGCGCCGCCGTTCCCCCGGATCAGCCGCAGGCCGTAGTCGGTGTAGGTCGTGTCCCCGATCAGGTCGATGTAGGCATAGTTGCTGCCCGTGCGGCCCGAGCCGATCTCGATTTTGTTGTCGAGGTTCTGGCCAGAACCAAGGAACATAGAGTTGCGGGCGTTGATGTTGGCGCTGGTGTCGATGTTAAACGCGTTATAGCCGCCCGTTTCATCCCAGATATTGAAGCTCGTGCCGATTGACGGGCCGATCAACCACGAACGGCTAGGGTTCTGGAACCGCATCCAGTTGTCGGCAGCGTTGATGCAGACCGTGCGTCCGCCAGTGGTGGTGCCGACGAGAAGCTGGCCGCTGCTGTTGATGCGGACCCGCTCGGTGTCGCCGTTGACGCGGAAAATCATGTTCGACGCGCTGTCCTTCGCGTCGATATATAGGTTGTTGTCGGTGAAGTAGGTGATCGCTGCGCCAGCGGTGGTGGTGTTCCACGTGCCAGAGGCGTTGGGCCAAACTACACTGCCGCCGTTCTTGATATTAAGCGCCGGCCCTCCGCCAGCGTAACCGGAAACGAGAGAAGTTAACCCGATCCCGACGTTGCCGCTGCTGTCGATGCGCATACGTTCGGTGTTGTTGGTGAAGAGAACGGTTGGGATGTTAGCCTGTGTGCCGAAAACTCCCGCCGTCGCGTTAGCCCCAGCAACGAGGCAATAGACCGGCGCGCTGTCAAAAGCGTTGACTTCAAGATAGCCATTGGTATCGGTACCCGCCCGGAACTGCGCGGTCCCGCTCGAACCGACAACACGCAACTTGTATCCAGCCGGATTAGTTGTCCCGATCCCGACGTTGCCGCTGGCGTCGATGCGCATACGTTCTGCGGCGGCTGAGCCGGTAGCAAACGCCATGATATTAGTGTCAGTGACCGTGATACGTGCGGCCTCAACACCGTTGATGGTGTAGAAGTCGTAAGTGAACTGCCCGGCTGGAGCGATGCGCTGGAAGGCCGCGTAGCCCGCAGCGCTAGAACGAGACACAACGATATTAGCCCCAGAAGCCGTGACTACGTCCAACTTCGCACCGGGGCTGCTCGTCCCAATCCCGACGTTGCCGTTGATATCCACGCGCATACGTTCGGTGCGGGCGTTGTTGTTACCTGTGTGAACTGCGAATGCAGCCCCAGCTATAACACTCTGAAAAGAACCAGACCCGACAAAATAAAGCACGGTGCCAGTGCCGGGGTCACTGCCCCCCGCGCTAGTGCGAATTGTGCCCGCCACATCAAGCGTTGCACCGGGGCTGCTCGTCCCGATCCCGACGTTACCTGCGCGGAGGATGCGCATACGTTCAGTAAGCGCGGTATCCGACGTAGCGTTTCTAGTGCTAAAGGCTATATCACCAATCGTATTAGCAGCCCCGTCAGTTACAAGACCCTTAATCGCCGCAAATGGCGTTTGATTCCCGAAAGTCGTGCCAAACAGAAGAGCGCCGCCAGAACCGCTGGTAATACCCGTGGCTTGCAAATAAAGCGACCCACCTTTGTTGCCGGCGTCAGTCAGGGCTGCGGTATCCTGCCCTAGACCGAGTACTGTAGCTTGGTAGAGAGGCGAACTCGTCCCAATCCCGACGTTGCCGTCACCACGTATAGTCATCAGAAGGTTCTGCGACGAAGCGCCAGTCTGCCTGCGGAACGCAAAGCCGCCTTGTGTGCCGGTTGCGCCCGTCCAGCCGTTCCAGAAGTCTACCTCTGCGCCGCCTGCGCTGAAGTTGTAGCCAAACGACCCACCGAAAACGCCAGTCGGGTACGCTCCGTTGGAGTTGGCTGCGTAGGCAAGTGCCGCGCCGACGCTGGTAGGAGTCTCTGCAAACAGTCGCGCGAGAGGCGTAGTTGTTCCAACCCCGAGGTTGCCTGCGCTGGTGATGCGGGCGCGTTCGGCGGGGGCTGCCCCCTCCCCTGTCCAGAACTGGAGCGTGGTATTTGACCCACCAGCCGAGGAAATCATCGCATAGCGGTTATCTGAAAGATCGAACGCCCCAGAGATAAACTGCAATGCCGAAGCCGGGGAGCCAGTGCCGTTGCGGTTTTGGATAAGCGCAGCAGTCGTGCCGTCCTGATCTTGGCGCACATGCAGGCGCTGCACTGGCGAAGTCGTCCCTATCCCAACGTTGCCCGCGTCGGTGATGCGCATACGTTCGGTGTTGTTGGTCTGGAACAGGAAAGCGCCGACACCCGTAGTGCCGATAGCCATGCTACCCGTACCGACCTTGAGGAACCGGGCAAGACCGCCGGAGTTGTCGAGCAGGATCGGGCCAGCGCCTGTGCTATCCACAAGCTGGATTTCGCCGCCGCTCTCGTTGTACAGGAACGAGTGGGTGCCGGAGACGCCGCCGACGTTGAGGGTCATGGCACCATCAGTGGCAATGCGGGCACGTTCGGTATCATTCGTGGTAAACCCTAGAGCGTGGTTGCTCCGCAGACCCACGTAGCCGATGCTGGAACCGCCGGCAGGCTTAAGCTGAATGTTTGCCGTGCCATCGCTGACGTTCAGGCGATCAGTCGGGCTGCTCGTTCCGACCCCCAAGTTGCCGCTGCTGTTGAGCCGCATACGCTCGGAGCCACCAAGGAACCACGAAACGTATTGCACGGCTGAACCGTAGGCAAAAGTATCATAGGGCGAGCCGTTATTATCAGCCAGTCCCCAGTCAACGAAACTGTTGCCGGTACCCGTAATCTTGCTGATCTGGGCAGCCGCAGAAACCCCAACGGTGGTGTTGATAACGCCGGTGTTAGTAATCGCGTTTTGATCTTGACGGGCTACAAGACGCCAAGAACGTCCGAAATCGCCACCAGTAGTACCAATCCCGACGTTGCCGCTGCTGTCGATGCGCATGGCTTCGACGCCGCCTTCGCTGAAGGCAAGCGTGTCCGCAGCGGGCGACCACATGCCGGTGTTGGTGTCGCCCGTGAAGGTGTAAGACGGTGTGCCAACTGCGCCAAGACCGTTGGCGATGCTGGTGGCTGAAGCCGCGCCGAGGGTGGGCGTCACAAGAACTGGGCTGTTCGACAGCACCACAGAGGTGGTGCCGGTTGAGGTCGTAACGCCCGTGCCGCCGTTGGCGACGGGGAGAGTGCCGGTAACCGCAGTGGTGAGGCTGACGTTGGTGATGGTGTTGTTGGAGCCGTTGATCGTCTTGTTGGTCAGCGTTTCCACGCCGTCCGTAGTGACTGCCCTATCCGATGGGTAGGTGACGAAGACGTCCTTGGTGCCCGCAGAGAAGTTCACCAGCGCGTTGGCGTTGCTCGACTCCAGCACCGTGTTGCGGGCGAGGGTCGGACCCGTAGCCGAGTAGGTGCCGATACCGACTTCCCACTGGGAGCCAGCGTTGATCGTGTAGTAGGTGGTGTTAGCGTTTCCGATGACCGAGAAGTTCTGATACCCGGTCGGGGCGGTCCCGCTGAGCGTTACCGTACCAGTACCAGTTGTAGTAGTGGTGTCGCGGACACGATCAGCGAGGACAAGAGCCATTACATAAGGTTCCGCAGCTTGTAGGTCGTGGTGAGGTAGACCTCAGTCACGCCGTCAATGAGGTTGGCCACGGCACGGTTGCCCTTGCAGATTTTCTCGTGGTTCTTCTCGATCCACTCTGCGTCCTCGACGAGGATGAGCTGGATGTCCGTTGCCTTGGTCTTCGGAGCGCGCACCGGGCCGATAAGCTCAAACGCACCTTGGTATGCCTCTACCAAGCTATCCAGAGCCTCGATGACGTCTTCGTAGAAGGTACCCAGCGACTGGTGACGCGCGAAGGCACCGACGCCGTTGGCGGTCCAGTGCTCAAAATGAGCCACGTTGCGGGCGTAAAACACCCGGCTGATAAGCTCTTCAATCATCAGGCAATCCGGATGATGGCGGTCGTGTTGGTCGCCGCCGGGAAGATGATAGTAAAGTCACCGTCCGTCGAGGTCTTGTCCGAACCAAAGTCCAGCGCGCACACCGTAGCGTTGGTCAGCGTGGTGCCCGCGTTCGAGTTAGCCGAAGGCGTGGTGTTGTAGATCAGCGCGCCGCGAGCCGTGATGGTCGCGTTAGCAAAGGTCAGGTCCGAGAAGTCGGTGAAGCCGACGCCCGTCGAAGCCGTATTGTTCGAGGTCACGACACCCAGACGCGTCAGCGTACCACCGCCAGCGGTGTAGTTGGTGCCCGTCACTTCGTTTGAAGTGGTGTAGGTTGTAGTGTTCGCGTCAATCGTAGCCGACGAGGTGTACAAGGCGAGCTTGAACGTATCACCACCGGTGACGCGGAAGTCGTGCACGGCCAGCATAAGCTCGGCCTTGAAGCTGGTGCACATCGCTTGGGTAATTGCCATGTTGGGGTATCCTTATGCGTCGAGGATCGGGATCAGCTCTGGATGACCCGCTTGTTTAAACTTGTTTACCAGAGTCACGTTATGCGACCGTACCGCCTCGTGCATGTACTGCACAAGCACCTGACGGATGCTGCCCTTAAAAGCTTCAGCTTGGTCACGGATAGCCGGGTGTGCCTGCGCTCCGACGTAGATGATCTTGTCCAGCGCGCGTTCGGCAATCTCTTCGGGCGTGAAACCACGCCCTTCGGTCGCCATAACCATCACGTCCCCGACGCCACTGATTCCGTTAAACATCGCTTACCTCACCGGGTAGCGGACCTGCTCGGTCCGATACATGTCCTGACGGTTCTTGCCTTCGCCCAGCTGCTTCAGCAGGTTTAGCGCTTCGTCGTAGCGCTTCTGATAGCCAGCAATCACATCCTGCTCACCCTTCATGAAGGTATAAGCCTCCAGCAGGGAGCCGTAGAGCAGCACGCTTTCGAAGTTGTCTCCGAGCCACGAGGTGCTCGCAGTCGTGATCGACGGTGGGTAGTAGAAATAGTGCAGCTCGACCTCGTAGTCATCGTCGGGGGTAGGCCCGAGGATATACGAGTTTTCGTCAAAATAGGCGTAGTGAGACGGGAGACCTTCATCGTTAGGGTTGGGAAACGCCTGACGGATATAGCTGACGTCCTTGTTCAGCAGGTACTCGTAGTTGCCATCACCGTCGATCACAGCCAGTGAGAAGTTAGCCAGCCAGTCAGACGGCACCGAGAGATACTTGTTACCCGCCGTGCAGTTGCCCGTCACGTTCTTGCGCAGGTCCAGCAGTTGGACCGCGTTGAAGATACGCTCTTCGGCGTTGACGATGAAGGTATTGATCTGCTCCGTTGAGGTAAACGTCACCGTCCCCGTGCCGGCAGAATCCGTCCACGAGGTGTCGGGGAAGTCGTTTTCGACGTACCCCTTGATGGTCTCGAAGAGCTGAGCGTAGTTCATCAACCCATCTTCGTACTGTGCCCAGTGCCCTTGGTCGCCGCACCAGTGCCGCGCGTCTTCTGGGTCTGAGTGTTGGCGATGTTGTTCGGATAGCCGCTGTTGTTCTTACCAACAGGGACCTGCTTCGGAGTGCCGTTAGCCATTTTTGTTCACCTTACCCATGTCCTTGACCGGCTTCTTGCCGCTCTTCTGGTTGGCGAGCTTGGCGAGGTTACGACCCATCGCCAGCATCTGCGCGTTTGTCTTACCACCCTTGGCCATCTTAGTTCTCCGTCGTTACCGTCACAGTGCCTACCTGACCTTGTCCTAATAGCGTATTTGGAAGCCCAGATAAACCCAGTGGATTGTCGAGACCAACGGGGTTCCAGCCCCACTGGATCACGCGGCTACCTTCGCTCGGGAAGCCGTTGTCGTTCAAGCCGCTTTGCAAGTAGCTGACGTCCGGGCGAGGATTACGCAGCGCTTGCGGATCGTCCACGGGGTACATACCCAACTGCAACTGAGGCTGGTCAGGTTCCCAGCACGTATAGCAGACAAGGATGTTGACGTTCTTCGTCTTGATGACGAGCTGCTTGAGCTCTTTCAGCTTGTAGCGCTGACCACAACGGTCGCACTCCGCGATGGCCCGTTTGCCGGATGCAAAGCGATTAGGCACTTATATCCTCCCTCACTGCCGAAGCCGTCTTCATCGACGCCCGGATGTCTCTGAGTTTTTGCCCAATCTCCATACGCCGTTTATGGACCTCGTCAGGCAGTGGGTTATAGGGACCCGCATATTTCCTGCCGTCTGCTGGCGTAAGTGGGTACTGAAGCGCTAACTCTACTTGCTCCTTCTTCACTACCACATAAGGGGCTATGGCTTCAAGGAACGCTATCACATCTTTACTACGTACGCGCCACACGTAGCAGACAGAGTTGTTCATGTGGTGTCGACGGCTCTTGGTTATCGGCGCTATATTACCGCCAAAATGCTCCTTGAACAGGTTCAGGCATGGGGTAGACGTCTGAGTAACGGACGCGGTTAGCAAGGTACGTACTTTACGCCGAGTGTTTTTATTCTGGGCTATCTCAACGAAAACAGAGCCTTCGCCGTCGAAAAACCCCGCAGCCCATGCCAAGAACAATGGGCCGTGTAGCATAACTTATCGGAAATACTGGCGTGGAGCAATTCGCAGGGCGGCCTTCTCTCGGTCTTCATCGGCAGCCTGCTGCCAAGCTTCGTCGTACATTTGCTTCAGCATCGGGGCGCGCTCCAGCGCGTCGGGGATTTTCAACGAGAGATGATACGCCAAGCCCGCCACGAGGCACGGCAGGAAGCGGAAGGGGATGTCCTGTGTGTTGACGCCCGTACCGGAGTCCTTAATACGCCGCAGGCGGTAGTAGAAGAAGGTGTAGTAGTTGTTCTGGTCCGGAGCGGGCCACACGTTGATTTGCGGGTTAGCGACCCCCGTGGCTGGGTAGTCTGCACCTGACCGGCGGTTGATCCACACCTGAATAGGACGCCCCTGCGCGTTCTTGTTCGGGATCGTGATGTAGGTATCGCCGCTGATGCGGGTGATGTTGATGTCGATCTGGTTTGGGCCCGAACCCGCGTTGGTGCGGATAACTTGCTCCAGAAGATCAATTGTATCCACAGGCAGGTCGTAGGTGATTTGTCCCTGCACCATGGGGATTGACCCCTGCTCAAGAGTCCACAGGTTTATCCCCCGGTTGGCCCACTCGATGGTCAGCAGGTTCAGGCTGCGCCGCGCCGTGCGGAAGTCGTAGCCCGTGCGCAACTCAGTACCGCAGCGCTCAAAAGCCTCTTCGATGAGGCTATTGAGGTCCAGATTAAACTCTGCCGTGCTGGTCGTAGTCATTAGCGGTTGTAACCCCTCTGGCGGTTAGCCAGCTGCTGAATACCGCGCATGGCCTGCATACGCGGCGGCTCCGGCCTGACCTGCTGCGGCGCTCTCATCGACATCTGTGGCGGCATCTGCGGCTTAAAATCGGCCAAACCGCTCTTAATAAGCTGATCCATATTCACGGGCGGTGGCACCTGTGGCTGCCGCTGCTGCTGCTGCGGTGTAGGCGTAGGTAGGGCCACACCTCGGTTCAGACCCGACACCGGCCTGCTAGCTACTGGACCAAAACCCTCCTCACCGAGAGGCTGACCGGTTGAGCCGAGCCTATTACCCATGCCCTGTAGCATAGCAATTAGGTTTTGCGGGGGCATCTGCGGCTGCGGCATCTGCGGCTGGCCGCCGAAACCACTTTGTTGTGGAGCCGCGCTCCGCAAACCTTCAATAGCCCGGACCAAGTTAGGGTCCATACTCTGACCTTGCCCCGACCTAAAAGCGTCGTACTGGCGTTGGGTTGAGGGGTCTTGCGCAGCTTGCTGTATGCCTGCATTATACT